TCATGTTGGGCGGCGTGCCGTTCCCGTTGAGCAATTGATCTTCCTCGGCGAGCTGCACGCCGAGCGTCAGGCGCGCATCGATATACGCCTGAATCGCGGGCACGTCCTCGAGGAGCTCCTCGGTCGTCGGCAGCCAGTGCGCGACTTTCGCCACCGGGTCGGTCTTCTGATCGAAGACGAGCGCGCTTTCCGGTTTCGCCGCGCCTTCCGCGACCGCCGCCGCCGCATTGGTGAAGGTCGTTTCCACCATGTAGATGATCGCGTTGCTGATCGTCGTGCCCGACCCCATCAGGTCGGCGACCACCAGGCGCTTGAACATCACCGACTGGACGCCCGGCAGATACTGCGGCACGACGAGCTTGCCGCCCGACGCCGGATCTTCGGTCAGCGTGGTGCCGCGCATCGTGAGCAGCGGCGCGTAGCATTCGACCGCGCCCGACGACCAGGTGGAGCCGCGCCGAATCCCGCTGCGGATCAGGCTCTTGAATTCCTCCGACCGCGTGAACTGCGCGCCGATGGACAGCGCCGTGCGGGGCGCGTCCGACGCCGGGTGCCGCGCGAGCGCGTCCCCGCCCGTCAGCGCGTTCAGTCGGCCGAGCAATTCGGCGTCACTCTTGGTGCCGTCGATCCGCTTCTGGATCGCTTCCGCTTCGCCAAGGGCCGCTTCGATGGCGCCCTTTTCCTCCGCCGTCATCAGGCGGCTCGGGGTCGCCGTGCCGTCGCTGTTGATCGTGGTCAGCGCGCGGGCGGTGGTTTCGATGAGCGCCGCGGCTTTCTCTTTCGCCGCGCGCAGATTGGCTTCCAGTTGAGCGAGGTTCATGTCAGACACCCTTTCCGTGCCAGCGCGAGCACGCGCTGTTCAAAGTCGATCAACGACGGGTCGGGCCCGGCGCCGGCATCCTGGGACGTGGCCGCCAGCGGCGGCTCCTGGTCCGTGTGCCGAGGCGGAGTCTCGCCGTCCTCTGCGCGCAGCGCACCGCTTCTCGCCGACGGCGTCACGCGCGCGAGCGTTTCATCCAGTGTGGCAATGCGGTCGATCAGGCCCGCCTCCAGCGCCGCCTCCGCCGACAGCGTGCGGCCCTGTCCGAACCCGTTGCGAATCTCGGACGGTTTCACGCCGCGCCCCTTCGCCACATCGCCGACGAAGCGGCCGTACGTGCCGTCCACCAAACCTTGAATGTGCGCGCGGGCCTCGTCCGACAGCGGCCCGCCATCGGCGCCTTCGGCCTTGTATTTCCCGGCGCTGAGGACTTCGCGCTTGATCCCCTTCTGCTCGAGCGCGGCGCTGATGTCGTCGTGCAGGGTGTAGACGCCGATCGCGCCGACCAGCGACGACGGGGACGCCACAATCTCGGTCGCGCCCGCCATCGGCCAGTACGCCGCCGACGCCAGCAGGTGATTGCTCTGCGCGACGATGCGCTTGATCGTGCGGGCGCGCAGGACCTCGCGCGCGAATTCACTGGCGCCGGCGACGTTGCCGCCGGGGCTGTCCACGTCGAAGACGATGGTCTTGACCTGCGGGTCGGCGACCGCCGCCTGCAGTTGTTTGGTCAGCGCGTCGAACGTCGTCCCGCCGGACATGTCTGAGAACAGGTTCATGCGCGGCGCGAGCACGCCCTGAATGGGAATCACGGCGGTGACCGCGCCGTCCACGCTGGGCACGGCGCGCGTGGCGCGGGCCTCGCGCGCGGCCGCCAGCACCGCGACATCCGGCTCCTCCCCCGCCAGCCGCGCGGCCAGAATGCCGACGACGATGCTGCGCATGGACGCCGTCAGCGCCCACGGATGTTCGAGCGCGAAGGCGATCAGGTGGTCGTAGTGAGCGGCAGTACGCATTACAGGACCTCGCGCAAAGAGGGCAGTTCACGATCCGGGGCGAAGGCGTCCCGCTGCTCCACGAGGCTCACGTAGGTCTGATCCGTCACCCGCGCGGCATAGAGCAAGGCGGCGTCGCGACCCAGCAGGGGCGTCAGGTCGAGGGCGAGCTCCGTCGTGCAGCGATCCGGGTTGAGCGCATCGGCGCGCAGCGCCACCGGCAGCTTCTCGAGCCGCAGCGCCTGGCGCGTGAGCGCCGCCTGCACCACGGTCGCGACCTGTGGGGCGATCCCGGTCGTCGTCGCGACCGCGGCGGCGCTGCTGGGCGGCGCGTCGGCGGCGGTGGCCGGCCCGCCCTGCTGCGCGGCCAGCGCGTCGGCCGACGGGTCATCGATGCGCGGCAGATTCAGGCGGGCGCGGGCTTCGTTCGCGGTCATGAACGGGCGACCCACGCCGACGCGCAGGCTGGCCGTCTGCTCCTCGAAACTGCCGCGCAGTTTTTCCGAGATGTTGAACTCGCCGTAGACGTCGGTCGTGTCGTCGCACTCCGGCAGGAGTTGCCGCGCAATTTCCTCCGACACCATCTTCAGCCAGGGGCCGAGCGTGTCGGCATAGAGCTGCTTGTGTTGCTCGTTGACGTTGTTCAGGGTCGCGTGATCGAGAATGCCCACCATCGTCTGCGGGATGTGGTACGCGGCGGCGCATTCCTCGCGCGTCAGCTTGCGCGCGGCGGTGTATTCGGAATCGCGCGCGTTGTAGGAGACGGGCTTGAACGTCATCCCGTCTTCGAGCACGGGCGTCGCGCCGACGCTGGCCGGTCCCGTGAACCGCGCCTGCCACTGCGCGCGCCATTCCTGCTTCTGCGCCGTCGTCCAGCGCGGCGCATCCTTCGGGCGCTCGACGACGCCGTCCATGCGCGAGCCGTGCCGCCAGTAGGCTTCGCGCTGCAGCTGCGAGGCGTACGCTTCGCGCAACAGCCCGCGCAGCGTGTCGAGCGGCGACAGGCCCATGATGGCGTTGAGCGGGTTGTACCCGTTGTAGTACACGACTTCGGTCGGCGCCAACTCCTGCCGTTGATTCGACGCCGAGGACGTCCAGAGGAACGCGGCCGGGAGCAGCCCGCCCTCGACTTCCATTTCCGCCGGCGGCAGCCGCACCAGGCCGACGCGCCCGCCCGCGTTGCGCACCTTCAGCCAGTAGGCGTTGAAATAGATCCCGAGGTCGCCGATCAGGTTCTCGAACAGGCGATAGCGGGTCGTGTACGGATTCGGGTTGTCGATCCACTGCGCCAGCGGATGGTTGGGCAGCCGCACGCGGTCGGTATCGGAGACGCGGCGGAAGACGTGGTAGCCCAACTGCGCGAAGTTGCGCGCCAGAAAGTCCACACAGGTCCGCACGTTCGGCTGCGCGGCGTAGATCGCCGCGTACTCGTTGGCGTACCCGTAGGCCATCGGCGCGTTCGCCATCCGGTCCTGCTGCAGGTCGGCATAGGACACGCGCGTCCCCGTCTCGATGGACTGCACGGTCCCGCTCGACTGGACGGCAATCGCCATCAACCCACCACCTGCACGAACGCCAACCGCGCCCGCTCGATGACCACGTCCCCGTCAATCGGGACCTTGCGGTTGGCCGGATCGAGCATCGCCTGTTTGAGGGTGAGGAACGGGCCGCGACTGGCCCAGAGGACGCCGCCGATTGCCGGGACGTGATCGTCCCGAAAATTCACGATGACCGACCGCAGCACGTACGGCGGTCGCCACCAGAACAGCCAGCCCAGGTACGCCATCAGCGGGTGGCTGACCAGTGTCGGCGCAGACAGCCGTTCGCGAATTTTCGGTGTCGCTTATTCGTCGTCGGGGTCGGTGGCGTCGAGCTCGCGGCGGAGCCCCTGGCGGAGCACCTGCGCCACGCTGATGCCGTCCCGCTGCGCCACGGCATAGGCCCGGTCGTAGTCGGCCGGGGCGACGCGGACCTGCACGCGAGCCGGGATGGCTTCCGGCGTCAGCGGCGGGCGACCACGTTTCGTGTCAGTCACAGGGACGCCCCCTAGTATGGCCCAGCAGATGCCGCCTGATACCACATCTGGGGCCAGCACGCCAAGCTCGTCAGGCGACGACCAGTTCGGGATCGTCGGCGTCATCGGGCGGGGTCGCGGCCAGCTTGCGCGCCACCACGGCGGCGATCACCGGGTCAATGCGGCCGCGACTGCGCTTCTTCACCGGGAAAATGTTGTCGTTGTTGTCGCGCGTGACCACGGCGTTGCTCACGCACCACTGCATCAGCGGATTGCCGCCCGCGTCCACCAGGCCGTCGAGCACGTCGGCTTCGAAGTCCTTGGCGGGCGACGACAGGCTGGCGGTGTTCTGGCCGACCTCCACGACGTCGAGCCCTTCGTTCATCAGATTCGTGACCAGCTGCGCCGCGTTCCATTGGTCCACGCCGATCTGCTGCACGATGTACGTCGCCTGCGCGTCGAGCACCCACTGCTGCAGGACCGTCTGGTCGATGCGGTTGCCGGGATTGGTCGTCAGGAACCCGTCGGCCACCCACTGCTGGTACGGCGCGCGGTCCCGGCGGGCCCGCTCCTCGAGCGTCTTGGCGGGCGTCAGGCAGCGCGCGAGGAGCCGCCAGGAGCCGCGCGCCTCGGTCGGCGGAAACAACAGCACGACGGCGCTGAGGTCGATCTTCGCGCTCAGGTCGATGCCGATGAAGCACAACTGGCCGGCGAGCGCATCGGGCGTCCACACCGTTTGTCCGCGCCGCCAGCCTTCCAGCGACAGCCAGGGCGTCGAGGCATTGACCCAGAGATTCAGCCGCTTCTGCTTGAAGGCGTTCGCCGCGGCGGGCATCGCCGCGGCCTTCGTCGCGAGCGTGCGCATGTCCTCCGGCTTCACCGAGATGCCGTAGTTGGGATTCGCCTTGCGCCACGTCGACTCGGCGAACGGATCGTCGTCCACGTCGGCGTGCGCGATGAAGGCAAAGAACGTCTCGTCCACGAGCACGCCGTCGAGGACCTGGCAGGCGTAGTCGTGTTGGTCGCCGCACGGCGTCATCGGGTCATCGCCAGCGGTCGTGATCTGGAAGTTGAGCGGCTGGCGCCGCGCGCCCGTCGCCGTCTCCATGACGTCGATGAGGCCGCGATCCTTGTGGGCGTGAAATTCGTCGACCACGATCAGGTGCGGGTTCAGGCCGTCGGTCGAATCCTTGTCGGCGCCGAGCGGCTCCAGCTTTTGCGCGAAGACGTCCCGATGCAGGTTCGCGGCGAGCACGGT